TCCTGCACTGCTATTTGCTCTGCCATTCTATGCTCCCTGTTTTTACCGTCCGGTGGGACGTGAACAAAAAAAGGCGGCACGTCTAGGAGTCAACTCCTAAGCGTGCCGCCGCTTATCAATAAATGTAAGGTCAGGCTACGGGTTGGTTATTCTGCGGTCGGGTCTTAACTTCTGACCAATGGCCCTGCCAAATTAGGCAAGACAGATACTCCCCTTGCCTGTGTCTTGACTGGCAAAAATTCACGTCGGTCCATGGGTTGCCTGTTCTTTGACTTTGACGATCTTCTTGCTCTTGCCGGTCAGTCGCCAAATGCTATAGAGCAGGGCGATCAGGTCACGCTCTAGCTGCTCTAACTGGCTTACCGATAGCATAGCACCATTATCGCCATTTAGCAAGTACTTGTTTAGCATCTCATTTGACATGGTGGCGCAGCCGTTCCTGGAAGAATTTGACGATTTGCGGCTTGCGTTTGGCCGCTACAGACTGAACGGTTTGCCAGCCTGTGCGCTTGTGTATCCTGGCCTGAAAATCAGCATCCTGCACAAGACGATTATACGGCGCCATATTGCTATTGCTGCCCACTTCGCCCCGCTCGTCGTTGAACGTGCGACTCCACGAACGGCCCAGGGTGCGCGTGCGCTTGTAGGTACTGTTTGCCGGGGCAGGTGGGTATGTCTTCATATCGCGGAGCAACAGGGCAGTGCTGTCGTTCATAGCCGCTCGCATCGCCTTTTTAACGTTGCCCGGCGTACGCTTCAGCAGGGCACGCACTTCGCTGTCGTCAATGGTTATGCTGACTTCGGACATTAGGTCACCGCTTTCCACCTATACACATTCGCTGTACCGGGCACTAATTCAGCCCCGATCCGTTCATAGTACGAACGTGCGGAGACCGTAGCGTGAAACTCTAGGAATTCCGCCTTTATCTTATTCTGCAATTGACTAAGCATCTCGCGCCCACCGGATGCCCTGGTTGCAAAATTGTTAACAAGCGCAACCCTATCATCCAAGAAGCGATAGGATGCAATACCCTCCACACGGGTTTCCTTTTCAAAAATCATGCCGTCAAATGGAGAACGCCGGGCAGTAATGTCGTCTACCGCCTGCCGTGCAATAGCTCGTCTATCCGCCTCCCAAGTGCCAACTTCTTCCCAGATTGCCTCCAACTGGTCAGGCGTGTACTCACTAGACAGTCTAGCGACAAATTTCGCTTCCGGCTGCATATCCGGCGCGGCTTGCGGTTCATCCGCCGCCAGGGTTAGGGCTGTCTCGGCTGAAATTTCACAGCGGCAATTTACGTGCAATGGCGGCCAGCCTATCCCTCCAAATCCGCTACTGTTTTTCTCTACTACCTTACCATTAAGCGGAGCGCAAATAGGACACACCAATTCGTCGTTTGCGGTGAAGAAACGAAAGTGGGTTGTGTCCTCATTGGCCCTTTCAACGAAAAGGGTCGTCTGGGAAAAGAGACGGGTGGTTTCAGTGGTTGCGATTCTGCTTGCGCGCACCGGCCCAAACGTCGGGATCAGCGCGTCAATGAGTTGTGGCAATCCGCCCTCGGCCACCACGTTCTCCAACTCCCCCCGCTGCCACTGGACGAAGGCTTTCTGAAACTGTGTCCGTGCTGTCAGGTTCAACTGGCCCACACTGCCGGGAATGTCCAGGTCGGCGTTGATGTAGTAATCTTCGGCCCAGTCGATAACGCTCTGATTTATCTTCTCCCAGTTTATCCCCGCCGTAACCGCAGACACCGCAGCCCGTTCTGACACAATGTCCAGGACATCCGGCCCTACGTCGGCCCAGAGTAGCTCCGATTCTTTGTCCCAGAATGTGTTCAGTTGCGCCGCTGTCGGCTTGAAGTCGCTGGCCCGGATAAGTTCAATCAGCCTGCTCTGTTGCGCCGACAAAGCGCCGGTGAACCTCTGCTCCAATAGCTGCTCGGCCCAGGCGCGGGCAAGTTCCGGGTCAAGCTGGCGGGCCAGTGTGTCGGCGTCGGCTTGACTCAGTAGCCCGGCTTCGATTGCAGCCAGTAGGAGGGGTGGCATTATTCCGCTTCCCGTTGCGCCATATCAAAGAGCGTCCGCGCCCGGCTCATTCCTAGCCCGGAAATGCGCCGATCAAGTTCCACCACACCGGCCATCAGGACATCCTCCCAAGTCAGAATGCCCTCGTTGTAAAGCGCCGCCTCGATTTGTGGCCCGATTCCGCGCACAGACTGAAATGATACGGATTCAGCCGGTGGTAGCGTCGGCGTGACTAGGTTCGCCGGTTCGCTGGCGAGTTCCTCCCGATGCTCTGTCATCCAAGCCGCTTGCGCCCGTCCGTAGGCTATGCGCCCGTCAGGTAGTTTGATTGGTTCGCCCATCTTATACCACCCCTCTCTGTGGATTCGTCTGCGGTGCGTTGCGCGTGGCCTGAAGCTGAATTGCACTTGCCATAGCCGCCACGTCCGCCACTCGGTCACTGCGTGCCTGCTCTTTGGCTTTGGCGATCTGCTCAGGCGTCAGGCCCGCCCGCTGCCACACAATTTCTTTCGGCACTTCCAGCCGCTGCAAGCCCTCGGCCACGCCAATCTCTACCGCCTCATTACGCACGTTCGCATCGGCCCATTGCACATCGATTGTGAGTTCTGCCCCGGCCACGCTGGGCACGTTCCCGAACGTCTGAGCTACCCGGTACGCCAGCCCACACACATCCTCCCACGCTTGCCCGAAGAAAAGCTGCCGCTCCTCGGCGCGCTTGACCAGCCCGGATTCCAGCATTTTGATGGCTTCGCCCGAAGGAATTTCGCTGCCTCCCAGCGGGCGCAAATGGTACTGAGGCGTGCGAGAGACACCAGAGATAGCCGCTGTGAGCGTCCAGATTGTCTCTATTAGCTGTGACAGGTCTGCGCCCTCGATGCGGTGAATTCGGGCTGCGTCCACTTCCAGTAGGCGACCCGGCCCGACGCGCAACTCGTCTGCCCCTTCCAGGTCGTCGTCACTCTCTATCGCTACGCCCGCCTCGTTGTACTCCACAGCGATAATGGGGAATCCGCTGGCGTCGGCTGCTGCCATCAAATCCAGCCAGGACTTGTTCAGTCCATTCTGCAAGCCGATGATCTGCTCTATCTCAGAGCCGCCCGGATTCTGAAATTCAATCAGCGCAATGCCCAGCGGTTGCCCGGCCCGGTCAACCCAGGGGAGCGGCCACGTAGCATCGCCGTCGTCAAGCACTGGACTCCACTGATTGATAGCACTTCCGTTCTGCTCGTATTTGCGGATTTCGTGGGGGAGGTAGGTGGTCTTGCGGAGTTTACCGGTTGCGCCGGGTCGCAGAGGATCGTAGGTGTAAAAATAGCGGTTGGCAAAGAGGACCTGTTTCATGTTGCCCGGGTCACGGTGGAAGGTGACGCCGACTGTGCCGTTCCAAACTTCGTGCAGGGAATAGTCCGGCTGACCTTTCTCATTGTCCCAACTGACCATAATGTAGGAATAGGCGTCTCTCAATATGCGCCGGTGGATGCGTATCTGCTCGGCGTCCATCCGTTGCGCCTTCCACCACGTCCACAGCAGCGCCGCTATCTGACCGTCCGGTGTTTCGTCATCCGCGCCTGAGCCGTTGACGCTGAACCCAGTCACTTCCAGCCGTTCGCGCAGGGTGTCGATGACCGTCCGCACCACATTGTGGGCAAAGGTAAACTCTCCCTCTGCCAACAAATCGCCGATGTACTCCCGCTGGCGGTCGGTCAGCAAAATCGGATGACGGCCCGCGTAGTAGTCATTGTACGCCACCACACGCCGGGCTGCGTCTTCCTGCCGGTCGATGATGGACTGGATGTGGATGAATCTCTCAAGCTGCTCTGGACTCAGTTTGTCGATAGCTATCACTCAATACTCCCTGGCCCGTGCCCGCTTGCCTGTGCCGCCTTTTCGCAGGTCAAACCAACTCCAATAGGCGGCGTCGGTCAGGTCGAATGGCTTTGTTTTGGGAAATCTACGCAACGCCCGCTCTAACATTTGATGTGTTCCGAGAACGTGGACAAGACGGCCTTGCTCATAGTCCACCAGCATCTGGCTGGCCCGGTGGGTCTTTGGCCCGTGCCCCGCCCCGGCTTTATCGGAGCGGAAAACCGGTATCGGCTTGCCTACGGTGAACGCCCGTTCTGTTTTGAGTTGCGCCACGACCTGTGCATAGACGCTGCGCCAAGTATCGCCGCCCTGGTCGGTCTCTACCCCGACGGTCAGGCTGCCAACCTCCACGGCTTTCAGTATAGCACGTCGCAGCGCATCTTCCGGCGTGGTAATCTGCTCCCAACTCCACAGGCGATAGATTGTGCCGTCTTCCGCCAGCGCATCGGCCTGAATGCCCATACTGTCGCTCTGGTCGGTGGTCGTAACAGCCGGGTCAACCCAGACGGCAGAGCGGACAATCTGTTTCCACGGCACAGTATCCCAGGCGCAATGGCGGAATTCCAGATGGTCAAACATCCCGCCCGGCGGGTCGTCAATCTCGTGCTGCGCTTCAGCACGGAACGCCGACAGCCCCCAATCACGAATCTGCTGTTGGCAGACTGTGAGCGGTTGTCCTTCCCACGTCGCTATGCCGTCTACGATTACGAAGCCGTCTTCTCTCTGCTCGACTGTCAGCCCGTCCACAGCAGGGTATGGCCCGGACACAATCCGGTCATTCAGGAATTCGGCCCGGCCATCGGCAAGCTGCGAGAAAATGCCGTTGGGGATGATGAGATTCTGAATCGCCAGCACCGCCAGGTCGTTGCTCCCGGCTGGCAGAAGGCTGGTGGTGATAGTCTCAATTTTCTTGGCAGTCGTGGCGAGGGAATCGTGCTTGCTATCCAGGTCGTCAAAGACCATCCAATCCGGCCTGTCTTCTTCTACCTTTGCGCCACGGCTGGCGGAATCTAGCCCCATCCCGTCAATCGTAAAATGCTCAGTTCGCAGCCGGTTGCGCCGCCAGCCGCGAGAGTTTCCGTACTTGCCGACTTTGCGGGTCGCCATCTCTGAGTAGTACCCGGCCACCTGTTTTGATTCCAGCATCCCGGCGATTGTGTCGATGTGTTTGTCGGCTTGGTCTTGAGTCTCGCAGATGTACCAAGCATAACGCCGTTTTTGCCTTGCGCCGATTGCCACTGTGAGCAGTTCCGCACTGGTGCTTTTCGCCCCGCCACGCGGCCACACGGCCACGAACGGAGCAGGACGCACGCCCGGCTCAATCACCCAACCCCAATCCCAAAGCTGTCTGTGCCGGTCTGCGAAGCTGGACGTGACGTAGGACGGGAAAATAGCGGCAAGCCAGTCCCGCCAATCGTCTGGCGGGGTGTAGCGTTCTTTGCGCCGCCTACGTAGCTCAAGCTCCGCCGCCGCCGCTTGCTGCAACGATGGCCGCCAGTTCTTCGTCGGAAAGGCTACTGACATTGATGTTCCCGGAATGTTGTACAGATACGCTGTCGCTCCAATTTGCCGGGTCACGTCGTTTCAGAAATTCCATAGCGGCCCGCCAATCTCCATCAGCCGCCGCCTTTGCTACCGTGTTCGTGTACTTCAGCTTTGCCTGCGCCTCGGCCCGTGTGCAAGACTGAAAAAACTGAAAAAATTTTCCCCTTTTGGTCTGGCTTCCAGAATCCATCCAGTTGAGGAATGTACGATAGTCAATACCCGCCCCCTCCGCCGCATCTTTGCGGGTTGCGCCGACTGCCAGAGAGCGAACGATTGCTGCTTGTGTGTCCTCATCTAATTTTGTGGGTCGGGCCATTGTTTTCACTCTGCAATAATTCTATTATACCGAATGTCTTTGTTCTTACACTATACCACACCCGCCCCGCAAACTACACGCTAGGGGAGGGGGGGTGGCTACTTCACCGCAATCCATCCGGCAAAGTTCATCCACCGCCAAAAACAATCAACCTGCCGGAAACCAACCAACGCCATCATTTCTTCATTCCAGCGCGCAGTCATTGGCACAAGCACACCTTCCAGGGAAAGCCGCTTACGCTGTATCTGCTCCTGGGTGTATCCGTTCTGTGCTTTCAGTCCGTAATAGATGTCTACCATTTTCTGATTGATTCCAGCCCCCGCCCCAATCACTTTCTCGACCAGAATCAAGACGCCATCCGGCAAAGTGTGATCATAGATTTCCTGCATAATCTGTAGCCTATACTCTATCGGCGTAAACTGCAAAGTCAGGATGCAGAGCGTCACACTGGCCGCTACTGGTGGGTACTCCGTGCGAAGGTCAAGGTTTCGGATGCTGACCACGCCCGCATCAATCATTCCCCTGAATCGTTCCTGGCTTGCCTGCAACATAGGCCCGGAAACTTCTACCCCGACAAAACGATTGTTGACACCAAACTTGTCTACCAGCGCCGCGATTGCTTCTCCCCGACTACAGCCCAGGTCTACAATATCCGTTTTTCGTTGCGCGTACCGGCAAGCCAAATCAAAGCAGGCCCGCCGCATCACATCATACTGCGGAATGGAACGGGAAAGCATATCATCAAAGACAGCGGTCACACCGTCGTCAAACTTCCACGCACCTTCGGGCATTGTCTGGTCTACTGGCATTTGTCGAGTATTCCTGTTTTTATCTCAGATGCAATCGCCGCCATCATTACAGGCGGAACGGAGCGCCCCAACCGTTCCCACTGTTGGGCGTAGCTGCCGGTTAAAATAAAGTCATCCGGGAAAGCGCAGATGCGCCGAAGTTCGGCAATCGAGAATTTGCGCTTTTCAGTGGGATGGGTAACACCAGCAAGGCTGGTGTTACCCCCTTCTGCCGTAACAGTGTTGACAACACCGTTACGACCTGGGCGCGTTAGCTGTAAATACTTTTTCGAGTGACCATCTTCTCCGATCCTATCCCACTCATCCCCGATAGCGTAACGGCTGATATCGGTTTCCTTTTCGACCGGCGCAATGACATTGCGCCGGTGGTCTCGCGTTCCGTCCGACGAAAGAACCGCTCCGCTTGGCTCACCCGTCCCACGCCATTCAGCGCCATAACTTCCCGTTTGCATTTGCTGAATCCACGGCAGCGCATCGCGCACGGAATACTGATAGGTCAACGGCTTCGGGTGAACCGGAGCAAGGCCCAAATCATTACGCACGCCGATGAAGATAATCCGCTGTCTCTGTTGCGGAACGCCTAACCACTGAGCATCAAGAAGTTTAGCAGTCACCGTATAGCCACAGTCTTTCATCCCCTGCAAAATCATCTTGAAGTAGCCTTTTGCCGTTCCTTTGACCAGTCCGCTGACGTTTTCAGCGACAAAAACTTTCGGCTGTAGACCGTCCAGGATGCGGATGTACTCGAAGAATAAATCATCGGTTCGCTGTTTCACGTCACTATAGTTTTTGACTTTGCCCCAATCGGTTTCCCGCTTGCCCGCTATCGAAAATGAGGCGCACGGAGGCGAACCATCCAGCAAATCTATCTCGCCCTTTTCCAGTTCGACAGCATCTAGAATTTCTTGCGGCTGTACCGTGCGAATGTCTCGCGTGTCGAGGATAGAACCGGGATGATTGCGCCGGTAAGTATCCTGCGCCGCTGGCACAAATTCATTGGCCCATAGCACCTTGAATCCAGCCATCCGATAGCCCAGGCAAGAACCGCCAGCACCCGAAAATGTAGAAACGACATTGTATCCATTCCAGGGCAAGGCAGAGATTTCAGACATAAGAGGGACACGATAGGGCGGCTTGTTAGGGTCTGGTTTCATTGTGTCTGTCGGCGTGATTTTGACGTAGATCGTATGATTGCTTTGGATAGTCGGCATAGGCTTATTCGTAATGTCAATGTATCTATGCCCCCCCCTACCGATAGAATTGAAACCATTGCATTCTTGTACTTCTATCATTTCGGCTTCCCACTCCAAACGTACCCACATTTTGGGCAGCAGTACTGCGTCTCAATATCATCGCCATACTCTTTGAAATCGTCGGGCGGGGTCTTATCTGCGGTGTCAACTTCCAGCATCAGGGCGAGACTGGCGGCGTCCGTGTTCCACTGGCTGAGGGCGTCTTGGTCAAACCCCCATTCTTGCAGGCTGGTAGCGTCCCAACCTGAGAGAGCGTCCCAATCCCACGAACCGGTTGCCCCGGTGTGGAGGGTGACGACAAGCTGCTCCCGTTCCTGCTCGGAGAGTTCCCGGCTGGCTTGTCGGGCGTCAATCTGATAGTCCGGGCCGTGGAGGGTGAGGAGGGCGGACAGACGCTGGTGGCCGTCGTAGACTTCCAGCCCTGGTCCGACTGCAATCGTCTGGACTTGCCCGAAGGTCTTCCAACTCTCCAGCATCTTGGCTGCCTGCTTCTTGCTGCTCTTGCGGGGGTTGCGTTCCCAGGGTTGTAGGTCGCTCAGTTTGACGACTGTGTTTGTCCAGGTAATGTCTGTCATAAATTCCCTGTTTGACTGGTTTGACGATATGTGCATAGGATAACACGAAGCAAGCTGGTTGTCTAGTGTCAATTTGCTATCCTACGCTTGCAGAGGATGGATAGCGTCGGGGGACTGCCAACCCCAGCACCTTCCAGCCGTCCAAGCGACGCCGTGTCACCGTGCGCTTGCTCATGCCAAAATCTCCTTTGCTATCCCCAAAAACTCATCAATAGCCATTGCGGGTTACGGTCGCTCTCGATATTGTACTCATCCAAAAACGCCAGAAGCGACCCTACCTCTTCTTCTGTGACTCGCAACGCTTCGACATCAAACGCCTTGGGATACCCCCGAGTACAACAAATCAATGTGCCCGGAATGCAAATAGCAAACATAGGCGCATTGTGGCTACAATAGTTCACGACTTCTACCGGTATGGGATGCTCTTTCTCCCAGCCTCTTCTTTCAGCAAAATATATATCAAGACGACTGTCCTGCTCCGTCCACCCCTCTGCGTACTCGCCTAGCTTCGTGAACGGATGCAGAGTCGGGACATACCCAGAAGTCGTTAGCCACCACTCGCTAACGTCATCGAAATCATCCCACGGAAACTCTGTACCCTCTTCGCACATCACGCCAAAAGCAATAATGCCGTCCGTCGAAACTCCCATCTCACTTCTCCTCTACTCGAATAGTTCCTTCACCAAGCCTTCCAGCCGTCCAAGCGACGCCGTGTCACCGTGCGCTTGCTTATGCCAAAGCGCTCGGCAATGGCATCGTCTGTCACACCCACCTTGCCCAGCGCCTCGTATGCCATCTGCCACGCCTGTGCCATGTCATCGTCCGGTGCGCCGTCCAGGTTGACATCGGCCAGCATCGTCTCCAATGCCATGTCATCTGGTTCAGGCTGTGCCTTTGGCATAGACGCCTTTGGCTTGGATGGGGGATGCTGTGCCACACCTGCCACATCGTGTGAGTAGAATGCAATACAAGCTGGCAGAGCCAACGAAATCAATGCGGCTCGGAATGCGTCAACCGTTGCCATATCAGCGTGCCAATAGTAGGCCGCATT